ATGGCATCTATTCTGCTCACGCCGCCTGCGATCGAGCCGCTGTCGCTCGCCGAGACAAAAGCCTACCTGCGCGTCGAGACGGCGGACGACGATCCGCTGATCGCGGCGTTGATTGCGGCAGGCCGCATTCATGTCGAGAGGCAGACGGGCTTGGCACTTCTTACCCAAGGCTGGCGCCTGGTGCTCGACTGCTGGCCGGAAAACGGGAGCATCGCGGTGGGGCCGGCGCCGCTGCAAGCGCTCAGCGCCGCGCGAGTTTTCGATTTCGACGGCGAAGCACGCGCCGTTGACCTGCGCCCCTTCGTTTTGGACCCAAGCACATCGACGCTTGCTTTCAGGGCGTGGACGCTACCTATGCCGACACGCATCGCGGCGGGCATTGAGCCTCGATGTCACCACGGGTTTCGGCGATACGGCAGGCGATGTGCCGGAGCCGCTGCGCCAGGCGGTCCGCCTGTTCGTCGCGCACTGGTACGAAAACCGCGGCGTCGTCGGGGGTATGCAGGGCGCGCCGCTGCCGTCCAACGCAGCGGCGCTGGTTGCACCCTACCGGATGCTGACGCTGTGAGCGCGCCATTCGTGGATATCGGCGCGCTCAAGCGCCGACTCGCGCTGGAGACGCCGGTGGAGACCAGCGACGGCGCGGGCGGGTTCGCCCGCAGTTACGAAGCAACGACAACGCTTTGGGCGCAGGTGACGCCGGTTTCTGCACGCGGCGACGGTGCCGCGGACAACTTTGGCGCGATGGTGCGCTTTCGCATCGTCATCCGCCTGCGGGGCGATATCACCACGCGGCATCGCCTGCGCGAGGGCGCGCGGATCTATCGGATCATTGCCGTGCACGAGACCGCCGACCGCCGCTTCCTCGAGATCGATGCAGAGGTCCGGGAGGATTAAGCGCCGCGCGCCGTCGTACACATAGAGGATTTCATGACCATCGCTGCTTCCGCAGCGCTGCGTGCCGCCGTGCACGCGGCGCTCACGGCCGACCCTGCGCTCGTTGCCGCGCTCGGCGGCCCAAAAATCTATGACGAGCCGCCGCGTGAGGCGGCGTTTCCCTACATCACGCTCGGCGAAACGCGCGTTGCGGATTTCTCCACCGGCAGCGAGCCGGGGCTGGAGCATCAGCTGACGCTGCATGCCTGGTCGCGCCAGGGTGGGCAGCGCGAGGCGCATGTGATTGCCGGCGCGCTGCAGCAGGCGCTCGACGATGCGCCGCTCGCGCTTGCCGGCCACCGATTGGTCAATTTCCGGTTTTCCACGTCCGACGTACGGCGCGAAGCCGATGGACGCACCTACCGCGCGCTGGTGCGCTTCCGGGCGGTGACGGAACCGGAATAAGCCTGCATCCAGGGCAATGCGCGTCCGTCTCCGACTCGCGTATGATGTGAGAAACGGACGTCGAAACCCATGCGTCAACTGATCGGCAAAATAGCGGTCAAGAGTCGGATCGTTGAGGAAGTCTATCTCTCCGAGCAGGTTCGCTGCCGCGAGTGCCAGAAAACCGTGCCGATCGGTGTCGAGGTGGTGACGGTTGAAAAAGACATCAGGCCGAAAAAGATCCTTAAGCGCGCATTCTACTGCCGCGCGCATGCCGGCGAGTACGAAGCGCGGGCGCGCGGTGAAGGTTGAGCAGCAAACGACAGACGTACGCTAGGCGGCGTGCGAGGCGGTCTGGTTCGGGCTGCCGCCGGGGCCGACGATCATTTCCAGCAGGACGCGCAGCTGCTCGCTGTTGAAGGGCTTCTGCAGCAGCGGAATGCCCGCATGCCTTTGCTCAAGAGCGTGGCCGTAGCCGGTCACGAATCCGAAAGGAATATTCTTTGCGAGCAGGATGTCTGCAATCTCGCTGCCGTGCTTTTGTTCGTCGATGCCGATGTTCACAAGGGCGCCGTCGAAATTTTCCTTGGAGATTTCGTTGAACGCCGATGCCACCCGGTGCGCAACCTTGGTCACCGCGTAGCCAAGATCTGCCACCATGTCGTGAAGCATCTCGCCAATGAGAAAGTCGTTCTCGATAATGAGGATTCGCGGGGTGCGCGTCGGATTGTCTGTCATATGCCGATGCCACCCTGATGCGCGGCAGGACCAGCTGCGCGGCCACGCCGCCCCGTTCACTAAATAGTCTGCATGAGCGATGCGGCAGCTTTGCGACGATAGATTTGCTGTTTCGAACAGCGAACATACGAGCGCCATACCTGCTTACCGTAAATGGACTTCGACTTTGCACGGAGGTCGCCAAATACGAGTGACTAGTTCACAGGCACTCAGACTGCTGCGACGCAATCAATTTCGACGTCGAACGGTCCTGGAAAGCCGGGCACCTGGAGGAAAATCCGCGCCGGAGATTCGACCGGGAAGTACCGGGCGTAGATCTCGTTGAACAGCGCAAAATGCGACGGCTCGGGCGTGCAATAGACATTGCACGCGGCGCTTACACCGGCAACTGGACAGCGGATTTTCTGCCGCCCCTGCCTCGACTGGAGCGAGCGCCGCTACCACATCGCCGGCCATGTCGGCGCGGAGATCTGCCGCGTCTGCATCGAGCGCAGCTGGCTCGTGCGGCAACGCGGGTCGCGCGCGCTACGCGTCACACCGGCCGGCCGCCGCGGTTTCCTCACGAGTTTTGGTGTGCAACTGCCCGCGCCGGGGTCTTGGAAATAGCAACGGTCACACCTACATGCCTGACCGGCTGCACGGCCTGGCCGTGGCCATTTTTCCATCCGCGCAACTGTTGCGTGCGCGCCGCCGCGAGCGGCTGTGCCTGCGCGGAGTCCTGTGGTGAGCAAAATGCGGCATCGCCGTCGCCGGGTTTTCATCGACACCCAAAAGGGGCGCGTCAGCGCCGGCTTCACCGTGGCCGCGGGAGCGGACGCTGCCGACGTCTCGATGCGCCTGCGCGAGCGCGGCTGGATCGCCTACCGGCTTCGGCTCGAAGCCGAGCAGCATGCCTGGGTCGCGACCGTCATCGACTGGACGCGACGCGCCGCCTGACGCTGCTGCAAGATTTTGCGGAAGAAACGCGCGTCTGGCGTCAGCGAGATGCCAGCGGCGATGTTATCGTTCTCAAGGAAGCGGAATGAGCTCGGAGGGGAAGTGCTTCATGTCGACGGGCTGCGCGACATGGAGATCGTAGGTCGGCACCGCATATTTCGCTGAATCGTGCAGACTCATCTTGCCCGGAGCCACAACGGACTTGACGGCAAAAACACCAAGCACGGCGACGATCAAAACTGTCAAACCTTTGCGCATAATAAAATCCTGCTTGGCCCAGTAGACCTGACAAATCGTGAGACGAACGACGAACCTGCTACACGGTGCGAGTTACTAGGCGGTTAAGACTTCTTCTGCGAAGTACTTATTGGCCGCCCGCGCGGCATGCAAGCGCGGAAGTGTTTGCTCACATGCTGTTGAAGCGCGCGTCATGCCCGCGCCAATTTCAAAAGCTGCTGCAATTCGTGCGTCAAATACAGGTCAATCACAAATCAATCGTAAGCCATGCGCCGCGCGCGGCCACACGCTGCAAAATGAGAATGGCGCTGTCGCGCAAATCCAACTTCAAAAGTAATTCTGAAAGGACACCAATGACGGCTCAAAAGGGCAAGGACCTGCTCATCAAGATCGCCGACAGCGCGGGTTACGCGACAGTCGCCGGGCTGCGCACGCGGCGGCTTGCGGTCAACGCCGAGACCGTGGACGTCACGCACGCCGAGAGCGCCAACCGCTGGCGCGAATTGCTCGATGGCGCGGGCGTAAAGCGCGCCGCGGTGTCAGGCCGGGGTTTGTTCAAGGATGCCTCTACCGATGCGCTGATGCGGCAGACGTTCTTCGACGGCCGCATTGCCAGCTACCAGGTCGTGATTCCCTCGTTCGGCACCGTGCAGGGGCCTTTTCAGATCACAGGTCTCGAATTTGCCGGCGAGCACAATGGCGAAATGACTTACGACATGGCGCTCGAATCCGCCGGCGAGCTGACATTCGCCGCCGAGGCGTGAGCGCGGCCGTTATCCGTGTCTCACCAACGATCGGAGCTGTCGCGCGCGAGCGCAACGATCGCCCGTTCGGACAAATCGTAGCGATGTCCACAGTCGCAGCCGAACGTAACAGTGCGGTCATCGTCGCCGGCAGGCTCGATTGCCGCGACTTGCATACGCAGGCCGCATTTCGGGCAGACAATATTCGGAATGGCCGGATCGGGTTGATGCGTACGCGTCGACGCCACCATGACAAGACCCTGCTCGATGTTCGATTCCGGGCAGCAGGCTGCGCCCGTTCGGAATCGGGTACCACTCATTTTTCCGTGACAATCAAGGAGGAACCATGGCCAATCGCCACCGCGGCGAGATCGAGGCCAATATCGGCGGCGCACGACGGCGGCTCGTTCTGACACTCGGGGCGCTTGCGGAACTCGAAGACGCCTTTGGTGCCGAGGACCTCGTGGCGCTGACCGAACGTTTCGGCTCGGGCCGGCTGAAGGCTCGCGAACCTGACAAGCATTATCGGCGCAGGGCTGCGTGGAGCGGGCGCTGTGGTAAGCGACGACGACGTTGCCGTCATGGCGGTTGATGAAGGGGCACAGGGCTATGTGCGGATCGCGGCCGAACTGATCCAGGCGACGTTCGGGGAGACAGGCAGTTGACGCCTTTCCCCTGGAAACAGGCGATCGGCTTCGGGCTTGGCGTGCTCCGCCTTTCGCCGCAGCAGTTCTGGTCGATGACGCCACGCGAGCTCGGCTATGCGATCGAGGCCGTTACAGGGCGCTCTCCGCCGCTCGACCGCAGCACGCTAGCACAATTAATGATGAGATATCCCGATGACGTTCCTACCCGACAGAATCACCGAACGTGACGAATTGCCGAACGATCTTGATGATTTTGGCAGGACGACCGATCGTGCGCGCACGAGCGCGAACGCGCTCGGCATCAGCGCAGCGAGCTTCGCCAGAGCGATGAGCAAGGCCTTTGCCGACGCGACGGCCGGCGGCAAAAAATTCGACGATGTGCTCCGGCAACTGGCCGTGCGGCTTTCGAATACGGCTGTCACGCAAGCCTTCCAGCCACTCGCGCGAAATCTTGCCGGCGGGCTCGGCGATCTTTTTGGTGGTGTCCAATCGAGCGGACTCACAGCATTCGCAGCAGGCGGCGTGATCTCGGCGCCG